CGAATGGGAAAAAACCGAGGGTCGCAAAATTAGTGACGGCAAAGGTATCGGCTACACCGATCTAGTTTGTTGGGCATACAATTTGCTAAAACTTAGCGGCCAAAAAATGCCTGCAACATATCGTGATTGGGTAAAAGAAAACCCAAACATGACCATTGAGGCAATAGACGAGACAGACCCAAACCATACGGCGTAGGCAGTTACCGACGGCAACTAGCAGAACTGTTAGTCGCAACAGGGTATTGGCCTACGACAATCGAGTTTGACACGCGCGACCTGATAACGGTGATTACGCTATTGAATAAGCAAAAGAGGTAGCGCAATGCCAGCATCAACAACTATTGAGATCGTCGGGGTCAAACAGACGATTAACTCTTTGCGTAAAATTGACCCGCAACTGCAAAAAGATTTTAAGGCAGACGCAACCGCAATCGCACAGCCAGCAATACAGGCAGGCAAAGCCGTGTACAAAGAATTACCGCTATCAGGTATGCGCTACAACTGGGTGCAACGTGATCGCAAACTATTTCCGTTTACAACGGCCAAAGCAATTAGCGGAGTGCGTATGCGTTTTGACACTCGACGTAACGCGGTCGGCGTAATCCTTATTGAGCAAAAAGACCCAGCGGCAGCAATCTTTGAAACGGCTGGTCGCGCTAACTCAAACAGGTTAGGTAACGCACTTGGTTTTGTTAGCGCTGGTCGCACTCGACTAATCGGCCCGGCTGTATATAAAGCGCGTCGCGGTATTGAAGCCGAGATGACAAAGATGATCGCTAAAACTATGCGCGTTGTGCAGGCAGATTTGTAATGGCATTATCTATACCGATAGTTTCAGAATTTGACGGAAAAGGAATAGACCGCGCAATTCGCGAATTTAAACAGTTAGAAACTGTTGGCGAGAAAGCACAATTTGCAATCAAGAAAGCGGCGATACCTGCAGCGGCTGCAATCACGGCGGTTGCGGGTGCGCTTGGCTTGGCTGCAAAGGCGGCAGCCGAGGACGAACAGCAACAAGCGATCTTGGCTAACACAATGCAAAACGTTGTCGGCGCTACTGACGCAACGGTTGCAGCAACTGAGGACATGATTTCGGCTATGTCGAGGGCGACTGGTACGGCTGACAGCGAATTACGGCCAGCGTTTAGTGCATTGCTTGTCGGTACAAAAAATGTTGGCGAGGCTACTGACGCGCTATCGCTCGCACAAGATATTTCAGCTGCAACCGGCAACAATCTTGCAACGGTAAGCGACGCGCTTGCCAAAGCGTATGCAGGCAACATGAAAGGTCTTGCAGCGTTGTCGCCTGAGATGAAGGGCATGATTAAAGACGGTGCATCACTCGACACCGTGATGCTGGCATTAAACGACAACTTTGGTGGCGCGGCCGCAAAGTCTGCCAACACCGCTGCAGGTCAATTTAAAATATTAAAAAATAGTTTGGCTGAAACACAAGAAAGCATTGGTGCAGGTTTGTTGCCCGTGTTGCAAAAAGTGTTGCCGTATTTGCAAAGCATGGCTGACTGGGCGCAAAAAAACCCTAAAGCATTTTTGTTTATTGCCGGCACGATCAGCGCTATTGCGACAGCAATCTTGGCAGTTAATTTTGCTATGGCCGCCAATCCGTTTACGCTTATTGCGATCGGCATTGCTGCACTTATTACTGGTCTTGCAGTTGCGTACACAAAATTTGAGGGATTTCGCAACGTTGTCAATTTTGTTTTGAACAGTTTGATTGCTGGTTTTGAATTGTTTGCTAATTCGTTTATCGGTGCAATTAACTTAATTATTGACGGCATGAATTTGATAAACCCGTTTACTGATATTGGCAAGTTGCCGACAATCAACTTGGGTCGTATTGGTGGCGGTGGCGCTGCGACTAGCGGCGGTCAGGCTCGAGAAGGTGGCACGGGCAGTATTACACCTAGTTTGCCGACTATGCCTAGTTTGCCCCCAGCGATTATTGGCGGTGGCTCAGGTGGTGGCGGTGGTCGAGCAGGTGGCGGCGGCGGCGGCGGTGGCGGAACTGGTGCTGGTTCTGGCGACCTAGTGACCATACAAGGCGGTCTAACTACGTTTGGCAACGCTGAGCGCATTGCAGCGCGTAGTAGCGGTGGCGTAACAATAAACGTGACAGGCGGTATGTCAACTAGCGCCGAGATCGGGCAAAGCGTGCTGAACAGTTTGCTGGCCTACCAGCGCACTAACGGGCCACTCGACTTACAGATTGCGTCGTAATGGCTGGTACAGCCGTTGTTGCTAGTGGCAACTATGACTTAGAGATTGACACAGGGTTTATTCAAGACGCATTTTTGCTTGACGACCCAGTTGCAGGTTTGCTAAATAACACAACCTATGTGCTTGACGGGACAACAGATTTTGCAAGCGTGCTTGACGGCGTAAACAGCATCACAGTTAAACGTGGGCGACGCGATCAGGGCGACCAATTTAGTGCTGGCACTATGTCATTCAATATGCTTGACACGGCAGGTATTTTTAACCCGTTTGACACCAACTCGCCGTACTACGACACACCGTTAAGCCAACCGGGTCTTGCACCTATGCGTCGAGTGCGCTTATCGCGTTACAGTTCGCTGAACGTCAAAGAGTACCTTTTTGTCGGCGTGATTATTAATTTTGACTACAATTTTGCTCTTGGCGGTTTGGACAGCGTTACCGTGTTTTGTGCAGACGATTTTTATTTGTTGGCACAAACATATTTAGACGAATTTAACGTCAGCGAAGAATTGTCTAGCGCTCGAGTTACGGCGGTATTAGATCGGCCTGAGGTTGCGTTCCCAGCGCTAACGCGCGACATTGCCACAGGTACTCAGACGCTTGGCGGTGCAGCGGCGTTCACGGTCGCACAGGGCACAAACGTGCTGGGCTATTTGTCTGACGTAAACGAGGCTGAGCAGGGTCGGCTGTTTATGTCGCGTGACGGCGATCTAGTGTTTGATGCTCGACTAGGTACAACGCTCACACCGTCGGTAGCAGACTTTCATGACGACGGCACAAACATTCCGTACAACGGTGTAGGCATAACTTTTGAAGCCGATCAGGTAACTAACCGTGCAGTTGTACAGATACTTGGCAGTAACAATCCGCAGGTTGCTGACGACGCTGGTAGTCAAACAAAATATTTTGTGCAGACTTACAGCATCACTAACAGCCTTTTGCATAACGACAGCGCCGCACTTGACTTGGCGGTCTATTTGCTTGACCCTGAACCTGAAGCACGGTACACGTCTTTGGCCACGTCGTTTGCTTTGTTGACTAGCGCGCAACGTGACACGGTTGCCGTGATTGACGTTGGCGACACGATCACAATTGAGAAGTCGTTTACGTCAGGCGTGACAACTACCGAGTTGGCACAAGAACTGGCAGTCGAAGGCATTGAGCATACGATTAGCGTTAATACCGGGCATAGCGTCACTTATTACACGTCGCCAACCGTCATTGTTTATGAATTGATACTTGATGATTTGTCGTTTGGTATCATCAACGCGGACAACGCTCTAGGGTAAAGTAGGCAAATATGACAACACCGTTTCCGTTTGTTGCTGGTCAGGTTTTGACGGCCGCGCAACTTAACGACATACAAAATTTACCAATATCAGATAAAACTGCGTCGTACACGCTGATCGCTGGCGATGAAACTAAACGCACGATCATGAATAACGCAAGCGCTACAACGATCACGGTTAACAACTCGATTTTTACAGTTGGCGATGTTATTCAGGTCGCTAACAAAGGTGCTGGTGCTTGCACAATTACTGCAGGTGCGGGCGTAACTATTAACACAAGCGGTTCATTAAGTTTGGCGCAATATGGGGGCGGCTATTTACTTGCATTGTCGGCGTCAACTTTTACTTTTTTTAACTTAGGGGGTGGCGTATCGTACGGTACGGCTACTGGCGGTTCAAGTAGTTCAATCACGGTTAGCGGTCAAAATTACACTCTTTTAACTTTTACTACTGACGCAAACCTTGTTGTTTCTAAAGCAGGTTTGTTTGATGTGCTTTTGGTTGCGGGCGGTGGCGGTGCGTCAAGCACAACTGTTGCAAGTGTTGCGGGTGCTGGCGGTGGCGGCGGTGGCGTGTTAGGAAAAAATG